CTTGTATGTTGTCCGTAGAGTCTCCTGTAAGCATCTGTAGGCACATCTTACGATAACCTTGATCTTTGCATATGTAGTATAAAGTTTCTTTGGTGAAGTTGTAATGCCAACCTTCTACCATGTCAATGTCTTTATCTATATGTGCAATAACATAATGTACACCAGCGTCTAAGGCCTCCTGTGCCCATATGCTAACAACATCATCCGCTTCACAATTGTCTGACTTATGGTGTCCTAGGCTATAAGCATAGTTATTCAAAGACTTACGCCTCTTGGCTACCTTAGCGTCCAAAGGCTTACCACTCCTGTGTAGCTTGTAGTCTTTCGCTACATCATATCTAAAGTTACCTTTGCCCTTAAGAGCAACAAAGACTTCATCACTACACGTATTCCATACAATATCTTCTATAGACTTGTCGTAATACTCCTTAGCAAGCTTAAGGGTTATGTCCTTAAGTGCAATACGGAAGATTAAACTATCAGCATCAATAAAGCACTTGTCAAAGGGTTTGCCTTTACTATTCTTTATTTTCATGTTGCCTCCTCTATACAGCTTACTGCTGTCTCTAAGTCTACTTTAAACCACTCATTCTTCCTGTCTTTACTTAAGGCTTCAAGTGCCTTTTGTGCTTCTAACTCAGATGTGTGTCTGTTTTCCTTAGTTACACTGTGGTATAGCTCATAAGCTCTAAAAGGGTCGCTTGTCTGGTAACCCTTAAGACGATCTGTAGCGTCAATAGCTTTACCTATCTTAACCCACTCAGGCCACGCTTTGTTAGTAATAATGTACACATCACCTTTGATTGAAGAAGTGTAGTTAGTAAAAGAACTAAAGGCTGCATCGTTAAATGATTTGTAGCATCCTGACTTCCATAGTGGGTGTGTCTGTGGTACGTACTTACCAGCCACAAACATACGCTTTTTATTTCTTTTATTTACTGAATCTACTCTAGCTCTACGTAAAGGCTGTACTTTGTTTTTTTGTAAGCACCACCATTCCCCGTCTTGAAAAAATTGAGTAGGATTTATCTGTTTTCTTTCTTTTGCTATATTCATAAGTCTCCTAGTGTGTCTCTGCCCAAGTGTTGCCAACCTTAAAGTCTCCAGCTAAAGGACACCTAAGCTTGAAGTGAATACCAGCAGCCTCAATACAACTAGCCGCTAAAGAACCAAACCTATCTGCTTGATCTTCACGTACCTCTACTTGGAATTCGTCATGTATGTTACCTACAAACTTGTAATCTAGCCTCCATAGTTTAGCATACTTATCGAGAATAAGCAAGGCTTGTTTCATAATTAATGCACCTGCTGACTGTAAAAGAGAGTTAAGTGCTGCGTGTTCTGACCTGATGAATACCTTACGACCATCTAAGCCTGTCACGTAGCCCTTACCTGCTGATACTGCAACATTGTCCTTGAGTGTAGCCAGTGCTGGTGTAGCCTTTAAGAAACTATCCTTAAGGCGCTTACCTGCTGCTCTACCTCCACCTGCAATACTACCTATCTTCTCGTCACCTGCGCCATATAAATAAGCGTAAATAAAAGTTTTCGCCTGATTTCTAGTATCAAGACCTGCGGCTTTCTGGTTAGCTGTATGAATATCACCCGTGAGTATAGTGTTAGTATAGTCAGGGTCATTCATGTAGTGCGCTAACATTCTAAGCTCAAGACCTGAGGCGTCTATGCCTACAAGTTTGTAACCTGAGTTAACAATCCAGCAACCTCTGCACTCAGGCCCGTACAAGCTACTAGAGCTAGGCACCTGTGCTAGATTAGGCTTACTGTGTGTCATACGTCCAGTTACAGCACCATTAGTATTAACGTAACCATGTACACGCCCTGTGGTCTCGTCTGTGGCCTCTAGCCAGCTACGCACCTGAGCAATGCGCTTACCTACTAACAGGTATGAAGCAATCAACTCTGCTTCTGGTATGCCTTTAACATTCTTAAGAACGTCCTCAGACACGATGGGGTGTCCTGTCTCCGTAAAGGTCTTAGGTTTCCAACCAAAGTGCTTAAGGTAACGACCTATCTGTTGCCTACTAGCCAAATTAAAAACAGGCCAGTCAATACGACTAAAAGGGCCACCTACTTCTTCCCATCTTTCACCGAGGAACTTGAGTCCAACGATACTGATGCTGCCGTCTTTCTTAACTTTAGGTACAATGGTTTTGTAAAAAGTCGGCAAAGGTAAAAACACTTTCTGCACAATCTCTTCAAGCTCATATGACTTCTCCTGTAATTCTGCTACTAAATCTCTGGCCTTAGGTTGGTCAAGTAACCACCCGTTTCTTACTTGATTCTGTATGATACTCTGTACGCCATGCTCTAACTCAAGGCTGTCAGAACTAAATTCTTCTAGCTCTTTAAGTAAAGCTTTGTAAACTTCATGGTTTACAGTTACGTCCTGCTTACAATACGTTAGCATATCAGGCGTGTACTGTGTCCAATCACTATAGTCACCCTTAGGGTAGCCTAGCTTCTCGCCCCAGTGTCCTAGGCTGTGTGCCTCTCTCTGTGGGTTAGCTAGTCTTGACATGACTAAGGTGTCTGTAATCTTGACTGTAGAAAAGTCAGTCTTAAGAATACGCTTACACGCTGGTATGTCGTAACCTATAATGTTATGCCCTATAACCTCCTGTGCTTGTGCTATTGCTTTATTGAACTGTGACCATTGGCCCTCTACGTAAGTGACCACGGAACCAGTATCAATATCCTTAGTGACAATACACCAGACCTTTGTAGGCGCAAGCCCATTAGTCTCTATGTCAAACATTAATCTAGTCATTGTGTTACCTGTAATAAATGTGTGAGCCAATCTTAACTACGACTGTCATATGATCTGCCCAGTACGGGTTAACATAGTCAGCATGGTAGTGCGTTGCACCTTCGGTAATGTCAATAGACTTACCAGATAACAGATATTGTGCAAGTATAGTAGACTCAAGCATTGCCTTGTCAGCATAAGGCGTATCATCTAAACCATCACACCACCAGCTATATTGGCACTGGTGCCTGATAGGGTTGACCTTATCCCACTCATTGTACTTAGCTTGCTTAACTACGCCACACACATCATTAGGATAACGCTTGTCTAACACTCTATTGAGTACGCTGTGACCTACTGCTATCTGCCCTGCTAATGGTTCACCTCTGGCCTCATGGTATATGTTTAAAGCCATACACAATACGATTGAAGTAATCATATGATATAAGCTTCTACATCTTCTATAGTGCCATTCTCTTCTAACCAATTAAGACATAAAATAGCTACCTCTTTATCAGTATAAGTGTGATAGAACTCTATGGCGTCTACCTTATTATCACCCTCAATACCATCCCAGTACACATTAATAGTACAACCACCTGCCCACTTGAAAGTGTAGCCCTCACACTCAAACATTTTATGCATCTTCATTGTTATTCTCCTTATCAAAAGTCGTCATGTGCGTTAGCTGCTTTAATATCAGGTGCCTGAGTAGCGACTAAGCGACTTGTATTACTCTCATAAAAGAGCCAGCCAGCTACCCCTGTACGTCCTGTACGTCTACAC